AGTCTTCTGTCTGATCCACAGCTGCACTCTCTTGTAGACTCTTGATTAATTTCTGGCGACTAGACTCATCACTAGCAGCCGCTATTCCTAAAGCATCTAAGAATGATTTACCGACTCTCATGGCAGTTCCCTTTCTAGCTGCCGGAGGGCCGACTAATACAATAAACATATTGGGGTAGAATGTTTCTGTTCCCCACTGCAGAACACATTTACGCTCCATTACACTCGCTATGGTTGATAATGCAACCCAGCGTCTAAATCCAACAGGAGGCTCAGTGTTCTCGGTAAACTCCATGTATGAGTCTACCCAATCATTGAGCGCTCTTTTCGACATAATCACCCAGCTCCGCAGATAAATCATCCAGACTTACGGTATCAACTTTTTTAGCGTTCCACTCGATCATATCTTTCTTGTCGAATGTGAATCCTATTTCAGTATCAACAGGAATAGAAAAGGTCTTTCCCCTCCATTCTAACTCATGTTCTAAACTTTCCTTGACTGCCTTAATAATCTCTATTATTCTTTTATTCCCAACTGACAAAGGAATCTGATAACGGATACTATCATGAATAGTGTTAAGGAACTGAACTTCTGGAAAAAGATCTTGACGTTGATATAGAAAACAGACTCCATGTGTGTTCATTAGTTCTGCGATAGTAGACTGTGGTATGTATGAGTATGCGACTTTAAATAGATCATGTCCCCAGCGATCAAGAAATGTTCTTCTACGCCCGAAACAATTTGTTAGGGTCTTGTTACTTCTGCTTAGTTCTTCACGCACTGTAGCATGCCATTCACGTACTCCTTTGTAGATATGATGATACTTCTCCACAATGTTCTTGGCTTCACCTTCTGTAATCTGATAGTAGAGAGCAAAACTCTTATATCCGAGATCATAGTTAAGTCCGTGATTAGCACGCTTGCCCCAATCTCTCTGGTCTTTAGTTACTTCATCCGCAGGTGTCTCGTAGATCATGCTAGCTGTCTGTGTATGAATGTCGATACCTTCTTCAAAGGCTCGCATCATCTTACTTTCTCCGCTAACAAAAGCGACCACTCGGTTCTCTGCTTGTCCTAAGTCTTGGTTGATTAAGATATGGCCGTCATCTGCAAGCATCAGTGCGTTCATCTGCCATGGTTGATTCTGAAGATTAGCACCAGTTCCACGTATTGTCTTGGAACTACTGATACGTCCTTGAGCAGTGCCTACAGGATTGAATGAACAGCGTAAACGATTATCAGGATCAAGTTTCATTTCATAATATGTACCTTGCATCTTACGTTCTTTGCGTAGTTCAAGTATTATGTCTGCTTCTTTCATTCCCTTAGCACTCATACGTTTAAGTGCCTTGTCATCTACAGTAATGTTTCCATTCCTTGTGTAGGCTTTCTGTCGTTTCTCTATATAGAAATATTCTTTCAGTTGTTTAGGACTATTAGGATTAAGTTCCCTTCCTGATATTTCATTTAGTTGTTCCTGTAAAGATGCTATCTTACGTGAGCATTCGATAGAAGCCTCGTTCATAGCATCAGTATCCATCTTTATGCCTTTGTTACCTGCATAGACTAATGGGTGAAGAAGAGCTCTCTGTTTCTCATAGGCATCCCAGTTACCTTGTTTCTTTAGTTCTTCTTCTTGTCTTGGAAAGATTTCCATAAGAACAGCACTGTCCATAGCATTGTAGCGCCTGAATACTTCTTCACTCCCAAATGGGTTCTTAAACCATTCCTTACCGTCATCCTTATAGTAAGGTTCCCCATCACAATACTGTGCGACAAGAAAGTCTAGTCCTTTAGGAAAATCTGGATAGAGTATCCCTGCAGCTATCATTGTATCCTGTAAGGGTTTGCCTACAATGTTGTACTTTGAATATAGGAAAGTAGCATCAAAAGATAAATTCTGACCTATCTTCTCAACATTAGGGTCTTCAAGAAGTCCTGCAAGTAAACACATAATATGATCTTCTTGCTCAGGATTCCAATAGTCTGCTTGTCCATTAACAAATGGTATACAAACACTCATATCAGGTTCAGACGCTATGGCAATGTGACTAAGTTCCATACCACGAACTTCTATATCATACGCCACACGGTCTAGTTTACGGCAACGAGCTATGAATTGTTCTACGTCTTCCATTGAAGGATTAAGTACAAGATGTCTATTCCTTAATCTTATCTCAGGAAACTCACTCTCTGCTCGTACTCGCAAGAAATCATTTACAATATAGTAACGGAATAAGAACTCACGTAAAGCAGCACTTGGATGTATTACAGGAATGACTTTCTTTCCCGGCAATAGAGTGCTTTCAAGAATAGAGCCTCGTTGTTTCGTTACATTAGTCTTTCCTGTTAAGGTATAAAGAGATACATTACCTAGTGCGACAATTACATTAGCATTGCTATCTGCAAGCCTTTGTCTTAGACTTTCTCTGTTAGTATGGTATTCAGCACTCTCTCTTGTCTTACCTTCTTGTACTCTTAAATATGGACTTATGTCATTTCTTGCAGGTCTGAATTGGAACACATTATCTAAGTAACATTGCTGTCTACTTATCCCTGCGTGTTGCAAGAGTTCGGTTAATAGTTGCCCCGCTTTTCCTACAAACGCACCTCCACAGCGTTCTTCTTCAGCACCTGGATATTCCCCTACAATAGCTATCTTCTCAAAGGGACTACCCGCAACATAAGGTGCCTCAGTCATATTTTCTCCCCTCTTTTTATTTTTTCACCTACAACTTTATAATACTTCTTAGCCTCTCCTACTCTCTCAGTCTTGTTCTTTACAGCACCTTTATTACGAACATCTATTCCACTATAAGCAACTTGACAGCTGAAGCAAGCATAGACATCCGCATTGATAGCGCCCCTTAGTCTAGTCCCACATTCATTACATTTCATCTGTAGCTCTTATACTTTCCAGGCTCTCCGTCCACCACCCTTTTTAAGTACGCATTCTTATATTCTTCACTAAGGTCAAAACCAAAACAAGTATTACCTAAGTTAGACGCAGCTAGCAAGGTGTTGCCACTGCCTAAGAAGGGAACCATTATGTGGCCTCCAGGTACTGCAAAGGTTCTTATGACTTCTTCTATCATTTCAATAGGCCGTTCTGTTGGATGTACTTTATGCTCAGGATGTAATGATTTAAAGTTAAATTGATTCGTTCTACCTGCTTGTCGTATTATTGCTGAGTTAGTTTTACGTGCATAAAAGAAAGGTTCATAGACATTCCCAAGTCTAAACTCAGGATTTCTTGTCTGGCCTTGATGGTCAGTCTTTGTCCAAATAGCAGGTAGATCACACACTTGAAACCCTGCATTCTCCATACTAGCCAGAACAACATGATACCACTGGATACCATACCAACATACTATCCAACCATTAGGAGCCATTACACGATAACACTCTGTGAATAGATTGTCTAAGAAGTCTTGGTAATCCTCGCTTGCTACTTCATTGTAATTTTCTATACCTGGACTCGTGTCTCTTTCAGCTCCTCGCTTTATCTTGTCGAGAGCTATTGCATATGGAGGGTCTACCTCTATAAATGTAGCAGCTCTATCAGGTACATCAGCTACACCCTCAAAGAAATCTTTTACTATATAAGCATTAGTTAGAGTACGCTTGAGTCTTTCATTCCCATCATGTTGCAAAGACTTCTCCAGATTTTCCGCCACAACCTTTTCTTCTTTCCTTCTTTCAATCTTCTTAAGCGTCCGTAAGGCTTCGCTTTTACTTTTCGCTTTTGATAATTCATCCTCATGTTCCTCCAAGCCCCGCGCTAGAGTAAGATCACGGCTTATGCTAGCAGGACTAGTCCCAAGTAATTTAGCAGTGTCACGCATAGAATGACCACCACCAGATCCTACTTGCTTACCATGACGTTCCTCTTGTAGTTTTTGGATTTGATCCCGTAGAGCTACTTCTTCTTTCCAATCGAAATCATCTCGACTAACATTCTCCATTAACTCTATCTCTTTTTGATCTAAGTCAGATAAAGTCTCAGGATAAACTCTACAAGGAATATGAGTAGACTCTGATAAAACAGTAGCAGAGAATCTCCTGCCTCCTGCTAATAATTTATACATCTCAGTATTAGTACGCATTACAGCAATAGGTTGTATAATACCTTTTTCTTCTATATCTTTAGCTAATACATCTAAATCTTTATAATTCTCTCTAGCTCTATCTGTAAATTCTATACTAGCTACTGGTATGTTCATCAGCTCTACAAAATCTTCCTTCATTTCTCAGTCCTTAAAGTATTAAGCAACAAATGCAACTGCTCGTCATTAAGACCAGCTAACATCTTTTGCGTACGTTTTGGTTTCGCTTTCTTTTTATAGCTTGCTTGACTACGATCTCGCCTACGTTTACGAACATCTAAAATTAAATCAAGTCTCTCCTTCTTGGTTAGCTCCTGTAGGCTTATCTGTTCGCTTATCAAATCCATTTTCCATGCCTTTCATCGTCATAGCTGTAATATCAAGGTGCTTAGTTATCAGGTCTTTCATAACTGAAGTCGGGTCTTTTTCTAATTGCTCAACAAATCCTTGTATTAGAGCTCTATACGTATGCTTTCTCCAACCATGTGGAATACATCGTACAAGTACTTCATGTTGTTCATCAGGTATATCAAAAGTTAATCGCATATCTCCTCGTTAAGTAAAAAGAAAGAGAGGCGAGCCTACATTGCCCGCCTCTCGATCTTCAGAATGTTGCTAGAGGGTTACTTCTTTTTGATAAAACGGCGAACACTATTTTGTGGCTCACCATTTAATCCTTGATCCTCAGCAATGATAACCCATCCCTCAAGTCCTAACATATCCTCAGTTTGAATACTGCCACCAGTATCAATACCAAAGCAATCGCAGAACTGTTTGAAACGGTTGACTTGTTTGACGTAACGCTTTGGATCATCTTCCTTAGTGGATGCAGAAGGAATAGGTAGCCATACACGTATATCGTCTACAAGTTTATCATCGGGAACATCAAACGTAAGTGCAAGATTGAAACGGCTAGGATCATTACGGTTAGGAGTTTCCTCCGCACGACCAATCCGTAGCATTACTTCTTCACCATCTTTCAACGTTTTCAGTTCTTCAGCATCATTCAAGTTAACATCTAAGATTCCCATTTGGGTTTCTCCTTTTTAGTTTATAATAAAAGATAAAGACTACTGTGTACCATTCAGTAACACAGTTACGATAATAAAAGATTTTTGATTGGGGTTCCTAAGCCCAGTTAACATGAACAGTTTTCTTTCAGTATATACGCTGTTCCTACCATAACGGATATCCAGATAATAAAAGTAGACATAAACATTACCTTGTCCCACTTCTTTTTGGACGCTTGGTAACGAAGAACAAGGCGGTGTAGAAGTGAGTCTTCTGCCTTCCCATGAGAGAACGATTCTCTCGGCTTTCGGTTACTCACCTCTACACCTTATTCTCTGGAGATTTTGGGTACTGATTACCCTTCATAAAAGTATGAGAAGTAGTTTCTGAGTTACTCCACATATCACGCCATTCACTGTCACTTACCCCTGTTAAAAGAGCTTCTCGTTGTGTTGAATCTAGCTCAGGAAACAAGTCTTGTATGAATGGTATTTCAACTTCAGGCTTTTCCGTTGAAGATAAACGCTCTTTAAATACTGATAAAGGTATATCTAAACGGTGTATGTGCTTTAATCCACTATGAATGCTCTCAGTAACCATAACTGTCTTGTGGCTATTCCATGTATCAGCACCATACTGACGTAAGCCACCGTATACACCACCTTTATAATCAACTAAGTTTTCTAATTCTTCTATACTCTTTTCTTCATAGTAACGGTCTTCTAAGTATGAATAAGTCACCTCATCATCATAGTCAGAAAAGGGCTCATCATTGGCAGGTATTCTGTCGGGCATATCGTCTGGATGAATCATTAGAATAAACTCTCCTTGTTAGCGTTATCACGACCTGCTTTGCGAAGTAAGGCATTGATGTCAGGCTTCTCGTTCTGCTCAAAACGTGAGCCACCCATACGAGTCTCGGCTTTATAGTACCCATCGTTCTTGGTTAGCAGTGTATGGTTGACACCGCCAGATGAGTTCTTCACCATTGATACATACTTCTCATCGAAGACAAGAGGTACCTTCTCGCTCAGCTTCCCGGCAAGTAAGAGTCCTGTTTCAATCTTACCTGATACCTCATCCTTGATAAGTCCTATGTGACCTGTTACAAGTGTATGACAAGGGTAGCCCATAAGAACGCCAAGCCAGTCTACAGCAGTCATCTGCTGAACTAAATAGTCTTGCAGTTCTGGGTTGCCACCTTTGCGAGTCTTACCCCGAGTACCTCTACGGAGTATCTCCCACATCATACAGTCAGCCCACTTCGTAGCACTGTCAAGAACATAGGTTCCGATATGATCGAACAAGCCTTCCTTCTTACGCTGTTCCATTTCTTTCTCCCACTCATTGAATGCGAACGGGTCTTTCCATGAATCAGCCTCCCACTTATTCTCCACGATAATATCACCTTTCTCGATACCATCTTGGAGGGCTAACGTCTTGGTGCCACCTGGGTCAAACGAGTCAATGAAGACTGGGGTAGGACATGTGCTTGCTAGCTGTGTCTTGCCTGTACCGAAGTCTCCGTAGACAAGGAAGTTAGAATACTTACTGCTACTCTCCGCATAACGGTTGCGTGTTGCCTCCGCTCTTTCTTTGATGCGAAGGAACTTATCGCTACTTGATTGAGTCATCTTATTTCTCCTGTGTAGGCCAGTGATAATCTACACGAGGACTTTCTTTCCATCCGTATTGATCGTAATGACCTGGCTCTTTCCATAGCAACGCAGCTCTATGTGAGGCATGTACACGGTTGTCACCCCACCACTTAGGCATTTCTATGTTCTCGAGTATAGGAGCAAACTTTTCCATGGTGTTATTGAATCCACGACTAATCCATTCTGCTATACATAGGTCGTGATACCACTTGAGTGCAGGAATATAGCCGTCCCACATCTTGGTAGCTGGATGATTCTTCCATCCATAGTTATCTAGGGTAAGTGCTTTGATAATCTGGGACGCTTCTACACGTTGCTTGCCGAGTCTTTTATAATCAAGGCACTCAACGGATAAGTGAACATCATCATACGGAACAAAAGTCTGCATAGAATCTCCTTAGAAAGTTAGATAGAATGGTATTTAATATACATATAATATAATGTATTATATAAAGTTGTCAAGCAAAATCGACATCAGTTAGTAAAATTTATACTAGCTCTCCATACTCCTTTTTAGCTATCGGTGTTTCTTCCTCCCAGTCTTCCAGTATTCTTACTAACACTTTTCTCACAGCAAGCAGTTGTGTCTTCTCGCTTTCGGATAGTGCGTGATGTAAGTCACCTTGTATACTAACACCAGTGCCAAGCATGAAAGCAAACTGTCCTTTGGCTCTGTTACGTCTTTGAGTCCATACTTTCTTAGTCATCTTTCCGTCATAGTAATCACGCTCTTTTACTTTAGCTTTCTTCTTTCTCTTGCTCATAACTCAACAACCTCCCTTATTGTATCAGCTTCTCTTGGATCCCAGTGGTCTACTTCCATGCCTACAGGGGGCTCCTCAATATGTTGTAAAGGATTATTCCAAGCGCTACAATAGTCCAGAAAGGGACACTGGCCATAATCTGAACAAGACTCCGTATTACGCGGGAAAGCCTTGAGAATAGACTCATCTTCAGTTGCCTCCGATAATCTTTGGTAATCATTTTGTATACGGTCATAGATTTCTTCTGTCTCAACTAACCATGCCTCCATTGCAGAAAGTGTTCTACGACAAGGAACCCGCTTGAACTCTGTATCACGAGCTCCCGCATACAATTCACCATCCTTCTTACGCTTAGGTTCATTAGCAAAGAAAGTACCATTGATTATAACTCCATAGACCTCATTCTCTGGGTACATACAATAGAGAACGTGGCTATATACGCCAATCTGCATCTTTTGTCGCCATTGAGCTGCCCATGAATTGCTTAGTCTACTGCCTGTTTTGTGTTCAAGGCTAAAGACACCACGATGGTCACGACAAATAGCATCTGTTTTAAAGTGAAGAAGTTTATTATCTCCGATAGCCACACTTCCGGCCACTTCTATGTGTTCTACCTCAAAGTCATCTTCTTTGTAGGTATTACAATACATAGGGAGCGCCCGAAATATATTAGCTGGTGTTTTGGGAGCGTTTCCATTGTCCCATTCAGGTGGAAAGAACTCCCGAATATACTTTTCGGCAAGGTTGAATCCCTCAGCACAAGACTCCGCTGTGTAGCCCTTGTCGAGTAGGACTTCCATAGCCATGTGCCAAGCACTCCCGAATACTAAATGGTTACTTGGTATTTCTGATTTCCAGCCCGCAACGTAATTGTAGAAGAACTTACGTGGGCAACGCATATAGGTCTGGATTTTAGTGGCATCCAGTACTTGCCAAGTGTCATGCTCTTGCATCTTATTTAGTCCTTGTTGAATGATAGTCTACGTTGAACGTATCTTTGTTTACCGTTTTCTTCTCCTCTCCAAAGTAAAAGGTTTAGTCTCCCATGCTTTGCCGAGAACATAGAGCAAGCTACAGCACTCATAACACCTGGCCCGCTATGTAAGATAAAGTCTTCGGGGTGTGACTCATCTATACTGCTCTGGAAAGCTCTATACATACCTGTAAGGTTGAACCTATCTACTAGTCCTTTAGTTAAGAACACGAGTTCACCGAATGGTTCTGCTGAACTAAAATCATGCCCGCTATCGTTCACTATATAAACAGTTTTATTAGTCATCTTTTAGAATCTATTAAAGGGTAAAAAAGTAGGCAGAGGAGCCGTAAGGAACTCCCCTGCCTTTCTCTAGTTACTACTGATCGAGACGCTTCTGGAGCTCTGCAAGAATATCTTCTTGTGATACGCTACCAGAGTTAACCAAGGCCGCAAGCTGATTAAACGGATCTTTCTTAGAGCCTCCGCTTTTACGCACAACACCTGGGGTATAGGATTCACCAGCTTTTACTGCATCTTCTGGACTCTTATCTTCAGAGTTAAGGACAGTACGAGCAGCTCCTTGAGCACGAATGGTTGCCTGTGAAACAAAAGTCGAAAGGACAACATCCGCACCAAACATCTCTACAGCTTCTTCAATCGAGGAACCGAAGTCACGCTCGAAAGATACTTCACGCCCCGTCTTTGGGGACTTGACATTGATGGTCGAATTAGCCATCTTATAACTCCTTCTAAAAAGGTTAAGGAAAACATCTTATTAAGTTCGGAGTCAATCTCCAAATCTTATACACAAATATAATACATTGTATAAAGTTGTCAAGAAGTATTTTCATCACTTGTAAAAATAATTTTTAACAACTAATCCTACTAAGTAAACCACGCTTGCTACTACATAAAAGAAAAACAATAAACCAAATAAAGCAAACAGATTGTAGGTTAAAGTAACTATTGTGTCTGCCATTTACTCTCCGAATCCTTTCTTGTCATAGTTAGGCAGATGTTCAGCCGTTTTCTTTATTTCATTTAGTTCTTCTTCACAAGTCTCTGTTATGATTGTTAGCCTTCTGTCGTAAGACTGAACCTCAAGAGCTAGACTCTTAATTGAGTTGAGCCGTCTTGCTATGTTGCTAAGTCGTCTTGATGGATTGCCTTTTATGATCCGTAATATACTCTTAACATCTTGTGAGCCTATCATATTATTAGATTGAGCTAGGTCTAAAAGATTGGTAAGTACTTTGATACCATCAGGACTTACATCTTTAGGAGGCTCTCCTATCTTGGGGCTATCCTCGGTCATAAGTTTTCTCCGTACTTAGCTTTTAGTTCTTCGACTCTTCTTAGCAATTCATCGTGCTCTTCTATCTCCATTTGTAGCTCTGCATTCTTTTCTTCCATTTCTTTCTTTACTCGCTCTCGCGTTTCTACAGTATGAAAATATATACTAGCAGTGCTTTGTAATAATTTGCGTAGTATATCTGTTTCATTATAGTTAATGCAAGATGATAAATCACTAATGAATTTATCCGCAGCTTCTTCTAAAGTTTTATATGGCCCGCATTCGATATTCTCGAACCAATAGAACCATCGGTAGTCCTTTTGTCCATTCGGAAATGTGGACGCGGCTTTTCTGTAAATCATTTTTCTAGCTCCCCTTGTATTAAATTAACATACTGCCTCGTTACTCCTAGCTCTTTTGCTATTTGTACTTGAGTTTTACCTCCTTCTCTCAAGCACTTTTCAATGTCTCGTCTTTTGTGGCTACGAATCTTGACAGACCTTTTGCCTTTTACAATCTTATTTTTTATACAGAGTTTACTTACGTAAGCTATGCTAGTATTATATATGCCAGCTATTTCTGCGTATGTAAGCCCTGATTCACGCATCCATTTTATACTTTGTTCTTTACTTGGAATTTCTGGCATCTTCAAGCTTTCTGTGTAAATCTTTTATTACTTTGTCTTGAAGGTGACACCAATCCTTTAATTTTTCTACTACTCTTATTAGCTTTAGTCCTTCCTTTCTAGTAAGAAAGTTCATGTTCATCTCTTTGCTTAGCTCTTCTTGTATTTCTTGCCATGTTACTGGTGCCATTAGGCTACTCCTTCTAGTTCACATACTTCTGCCATAACGGCAACTTTAAATCTATCCGCATCAAAGTTATGATTTGTTCTGTGGTAATCCTTACAGAATAACTCTATTGTTTCTTCTAATACCTCCATTGTCATATTAGTTCTTTCATAAACACGAGCCAACAATTCTGCGTGAAACTGAAAATGTGAACGAGTCATTTTACAAGATGCCATGGCTTACCTCCAAAAGTAAATAGCTGATAGAGAAACGATTAAAAGAGTAACAAGAGATACGTAGTAAATAATATCTACTTTAGTTGTTTTTATTCTAATAGTTCTTTTCTTTTTCGGATTAAAAACTTCTTCATAATTAAGAGGGTTAAATCCGTTGTTATGTAGCTCGTCTATTATATCACGAAAGGCTGGTTGCGGAGCAGATTTTTTCTGCCTCCACATTGAAATAGTTACGTCTGTTACTCCTATGATTTTAGCTAATTGATATTGCTTTAGTTTATGTGTTGTTAATAAGTCCTTGATTCTTTTACTATATAAAGTTGTGAGAAATTTTTTCTTGTTAGCTTTTCTCTGTTTCTTTCTGGCCTTCATTTCTTTTTCATCCATCTTATTATCCTTTTAGCCTTTCTTGTTTATGGAAGTACGGAGTTGTCCTTCCTTATTATATAAATATAATACATTATAAAAAGTTGTCAAGCATTATTTTTCTTACTTTGTTACCAAATGTAACACAGTTTATTTAATGTTTCCACGTAGCCAAATAATGACATTGCCAACTAACGTTCCTATCTCTGGTACTATTAATGTGTGTTCTGATTGCTTTTCTAAAGGATCAATGTGGTCATATAGATTATGATTAGGCTCTAATTCTTTTGATAGCCCGTCCTCATCACAAACAGCATCTATCGTCTTTCCTTCTCGACTAAGAATCGTGTGTTGAATGTAGCCTCCTATCTTGTCTCGCATAAACTCCCAAGAAGGATCTTGCCCAGCCCTGAATAAGTAATCCGTGTGCTCTTTGTTAGGTCTGATGAGCCTTAAAATTGTTTCGTAGCTATTCCATTCTGGCTCTTCGTATTTCCGAGACTCTGGAAACAGCATTGTTATATAAGGCTCTTTTTTCCATGTCCATTCTTTAGTCATTTTATTCTCCTAAGTAAAAAAAGGGGGAGGGCAATCTAGCCCCTCCCCCTTATGTTAGCTACATTACTCCTATAGCAACTAAGGTTGATGATACTGTTTTAGTTCCGCAATCTTCACAAAGGTATCCCTCTGCATCAGGCTCGATTCCCTCTACATAATAGCCACAATCCTTGATGCAAATACCTACCGCGTGTTCATCTCCGAAGGTTGCCTGTTCGCTAGCCTCCAAGAGATCAACACCGAGTTCCTTAATCATTCTACTTTCTACTAGTTGATACTTAGCCATCTTATTTATCCTCTTCTAAGGTTTCGGGAAATAGAAATACTTGAGCACAGATTCCAGATACTTGGTCTTTTATATGTTCATCATACTCTTCTACTAATTCGTTGTGGCCTTCTCCTCCTTCGTATGCAAGTTTTGCTCTTCTTAAAGACGACCTCATATCCTTTAATTGTTCGAGTTGATTTTTTAACATTTCTTCGTACTTTGCAAAGACACATCCACTAGTTCCTACATATGGATAGTTTTTGTCTCGTCCTCTAGCCCGTATTTCGTCTAAGTCAGATTTTACTTTTGCTATATTAGCATCACAAAAAACTTTTAATGTAACTAGCCATTCTTCGTCGTGTTCTTTAGCCTCCTCTATCTGTTTCACGACATACTTCTCCATCATCCTATAGTTATTTACTGGCATCTTATTAGCCTCCTTGTTGGGCGTCCGATAGTTTATCCATCATGTGATTAGTAAATTCTTCTGGCGAGCATTCCATTAAATAAACTTCATCATCATCTTTAGTAATTAATTCGGGAGGGGATACTTCTTCATATCTTCTAGCATGGTCATCTTTGTATGATTGAGCCTCAATTTTTATCTTCTCTAGTTCTCTATAAGAATTAGCTAATGTTTTAATTAAAGTCTCAAGCATGTCATTATAAAGTTTTCTGCCTTTTCCTCGTTCCCATTTTAATTCTTGGGCCGAGATGTTTAGACTAGTCATTAGAACAGTACAAGCCCTATTCATTCTGATCAGTACTTCCTTATCTTGTTTTCTTTGAGTTCTTATATCTTCTATTGAAGGCATCTTATTCTCCTATAAGGTTTTTGTGGCAGGATTCTGAAGGTGTCGTAACATTGCGGGCCTTTACTAAGGCAAAGACTGCTAATTGTAATGTTGGCAATAAGGCTCTTTCATTCTCTGATAGCTCAATTACTTCTTCTACTTCGAGGGAACGCAGACTCTCTTTAACGATCTTATATTCACCTGTTTTTGTGACATTAAAAAAGTCTTCTACGTCTCCGTAGCATTCTTCTTCCCAGTACTCTTCGATCTGTTGGCAGACCTCCTCTTTCTTTAAGGCCTCCTTTTTCATGTATTCTATTACTTCTTCATGTGACGGCATGTTTAGCCTTCTTTCTTTTTTAGTTGGGGACATTCCCAGACATATATAAATATCGCTAATATTAGAAAGTTGTCAAGGGTTTTTTTCATGACTCCTCATCTTTCTTTTCGAGAGCTGAGAGGAGGGCATTTTCTAGCTCCTCTGCTGATTGGCTCTGATGTTCTTCTCCTGTTACTTGTTGTCTCAGGAAGTCACGGGCATTCGGAGCTCTGTCTGTTGTGAGGACGAGCCTCTCGGGACGGGCAATGCCAACTTGAGAACAGATGTCTAGTGCTTCTTCTTGTGACGATAGCTCCTGGATACCACAGGCTTCTGTCCACAATTCAA